TGATTATGGAGTACCGGCTCACAATTTTTTAATGTATAAAGTTTTAATGGGTGACAAATCCGACAACATCGAAGGTGTTAAAGGATTAGGACCTAAAAAATTACCTAAAATAGTTCCAGATCTACTTACTCAGACAACCCTTGATCTTGATTTCATTCTGGAACATGCGGGTAAAGGAGAAGAACCTATGCATAAAAGAATTAGTGAGTCGGAAACTCAACTCCGACTAAATGAAGAACTAATGGATTTAAAAAACCCACCAATTTCAGGCGAATTAAAATTACAAATAGCTAGATTAATAGAAGCGCCAATTAACTTGCTTTCCCTAAATGACTTTATTATGATGTATTCAGATGACCAATTAGGTAATGCTATTAAGACACCTGACTTATGGTTAAGAGAACATTTTGTAAAATTAAATACATTAGCAAAACAAACACATGAGTAAATTAACCCAATATGGACACGCGTTTCAGATTAAGGCACTTGCTATCTTAATTACTGATCGAGATTTCTTGCAACAAATTGCAGACATAGTGTCTCCTGATTATTTTGATAATGATGCAGGTAAATGGATTATGAGAGAAACTCTTAAATATTTTAACGAATATAAATCTGTTCCTACAATGGAAGTTTTTAAAGTTAAAGTAGAAAGTATAAATCAAGAATTACAAAGTGTAGCTGTAAAAGATTTACTTAAACAAGCATATAAATCATCTACAGCAACCGATTTAGATTATGTTAAAGATACCTTTTTAGATTTTTGCAAAAATCAAACGTTAAAAAGTGCATTAATGAAGTCAGTTGATTTGTTAGAATTAGGAGATTATGATGACATTAGAAATCTAATAGACAGAGCATTAAAAGCAGGAACAGAAAGGGACATTGGTCATGAATATATTACTGAATTAGAAGATAGATTTAGAGAAGAAGCAAGAAATACAGTTGCAACACCTTGGCCCTTAATAAATAAATTACTTTGTGGTGGTTTAGGACAGGGAGATTTAGGAATGATTGCAGGGGGACCTGGAGGAGGTAAATCATGGGCTTTAGTTGCAATAGGTGCAGCAGCAGTTAAGTTAGGTTACACTGTAATTCATTATACATTAGAATTAAGTGAAAAGTATGTAGGTAGAAGGTATGATGCATGTCTTACTGAACTTCCAGTTGGTGAAATTACCTTACATAAAGCAAAAGTAAAAGAAACAATAGAAAATTTACGAGGGGGTCTTTACATTAGAGAATACCCAGCAGGACAAGCAACAGTAAACACTATTCATGCACATTTAGAAAAATGTATGCAACAAAATATAGAACCAGATTTAATTATTATTGATTACGCTGATTTGTTAACTTCTAAAGCAAGTAAAGAAAAAAGAGACAAATTAGATGACATTTATACTAATTTAAGAGGTTTGGCTACCGAAATGAAGTTACCTATATGGACAGCATCACAAGTAAACAGATCAGGAGCAAGAGAAGACATCATTCAGGGAGATAGAATGGCAGAAAGTTACAGTAAAATGATGATTACTGATTTTGCAATGTCTTTATCCAGAAATGCAGAAGATAAAGAAAATGGAACAGGAAGATGGCACATTATGAAAAATAGATATGGAGCTGACGGCATAACTTACGATTCTGTTATGGATACTGCAATTGGTAAAATTGCAATAAATATAAGAGGAAATAATAGAAATGAACAAACCCCACCAGGAGAGATTTCGTCGGCACAGCGAAGAAGACTTCGAGGAGCTTCTAACGAATTTTTTAATATTTCATGAGTTTTTTAAGTATATATTGTATTTATCCCCACACAAAGGGGTTTTTAACCCCCTTTTTTAACCTTAATAATTAATTTTTAACAAAACAATAGAATGAATATCTCACAAGAAATTTTATCAGACATCGTAGTTTACAACAAGTATGCAAAATATGTTCCATCTAAACAAAGAAGGGAAACATGGGGAGAACTAGTTACTCGAAATAAAGAAATGCATCAAGAAAAATTTCCTAAGCTAAAAGAAGAAATTGAAGATGTTTATAAAATGGTACATGATAAAAAAGTTTTACCTTCAATGCGTAGTTTACAATTTGCTGGAAAACCAATTGCAATAAATAATGCAAGAATATTTAATTGTTCATTTTTACCTATTGATGATTTTAGAGCATTTAGTGAAACAATGTTCTTACTACTCTCAGGATGTGGGGTTGGTTTTTCAGTTCAACAACACCATATTGAAAAATTACCTGAAATCCATAAAGCAACTAAAGAAAAAAGATTTTTAATTGGTGATTCAATTGAAGGATGGGCTGACGCAGTAAGAGCAATTATGAAGGCTTACTTAGGTAAAAATAAAACAATGCCTATTTTTGATTATAGAGATATTAGACCAAAAGGAGCAGAATTAATTACAGTAGGAGGTAAAGCACCAGGTCCTGAACCATTAAAAGAATGTTTATTTCAAATACAAAAAGTTCTTGATAGAAAAAAAGATGGAGACCAATTATCACCTCTAGAAGCACATGATATTATATGTCATATTGCAGATGCTGTATTATCAGGAGGTATTCGTAGAGCAGCATTAATTTCTTTGTTTGATTTACATGATAATGAAATGTTAACTTCAAAACATGGTACTTGGTGGGAATTAAACCCACAAAGAGGTAGAGCTAATAATTCAGCAGTAGTTATTCGTCATAAAGTTAGAAAAAAAGATTTTTTTGGGTTATGGGGCAAAATTGTTGCAAGTAATTCAGGTGAACCTGGAGTATACTTTTCAAATGATAAAGATTGGGGTACAAATCCATGTTGTGAAATAGCTCTAAGACCATTCCAATTTTGTAATTTAACAGAAGTTAACGTATCTAATGTAGAATCACAAGAAGATTTAAATGAAAGAGTAAAAGCGGGAGCATTTTTAGGAACTTTACAAGCAGCTTACACAGATTTTCATTATCTTCGTGATGTTTGGAAAAAAACAACAGAAAAAGACGCACTTGCAGGAGTAGGAATGACAGGAATTGCAAGTGGTGCAGTTTTAAATTTAGATTTAGCAGAAGCAGCCAATCATGCTAAAAATACAAATAAAGAAATTGCAGAAATTATAGGAATTAAAAAAGCAGCCCGTGTAACAACAGTAAAACCTTCAGGAACTAGTTCATTAGTATTGGGAACTTCATCAGGAATTCATGCTTGGCATAATGATTTTTATGTAAGACGTATGAGATTAGGAAAAAATGAAGCAATATATAAATACCTTGCAAATAATCATCCAGAATTAGTAGAAGATGATTTCTTTAAACCAGACATTCAAGCAATTATTTCAGTTCCTCAAAGATCTCCAGAAGAAGCAATTTATAGAACAGAAAGCGCTTTTGATTTATTAGAAAGAACTAAAAAATTCAATGTAGAATGGGTAAAAGGGGGACATAGAAAAGGATCTAATACTAATAATGTTTCAGCTACAATTTCTGTAAAACAGGATGAATGGGATGAAGTAGGAAAATGGATGTGGAAAAATAAAGATACATTTAATGGATTAGCTGTTTTACCTTATGATAATGGTTCATACACTCAAGCACCTTTTGAAGATATTACAGAGAATAAATTTTTAGAAATGGAAAGTCATTTAAATAATATAGATTTAAAACAAATTGTTGAAATGTCAGATGAAACAGATTTAAAGGATCAAGCAGCCTGTGCAGGTGGAGCTTGTGAAATAGTGTAATGAGAAGGGATGATTGGATTTCAAGATTATATTATAATTTATTTAAGTAATGAATAGAGAAATAATAGAAATACAGGGAAGAATGTTTCAAGTTAAAAGAAAGTTTCCTCAACATAGAATTAATTTAGAAAAGGGTAACCCATCAGATCTTAAAATGTTCTTTCATTGTGATACAATTTTTAAAGCTCAAAACCTAATATGGTTTGTAAATGAAATAAAAGATATAAGTTATGAAGAAATCAAATAAAAAAAGATTAGAAGAAGATATTGTGGAAGATATTGATAAAATTTTAAGTTATGTTAACAATCTTGATAATTTAGATATAGAGAGTACTAATTTAAATGATTTAGAAAAAGAAATTAATTCTTTAAATAATGAATTTAATAAAAAATATAAAAAATATCTTCCTAAAAATAATTTGGATTCCAAAAAGTAAGACTGTATATAAAAAATAAAAGTTATGTTTAAAGATAAAATATTTTGGAAAGAAGGATTTGAGGGAAAATGTATGGGAGGTATGATATTTAAATCATTTGATTTAAATAAATTTCTTTCTAAAGTAGAAATTGATAATGGTCTAGAAGTTGTTGCCTTTAAATTTGATGGTAACAATGTTGAAATAATAACTAGTGCCGAAAAAAAATAAAAGTTATGTTTCAAAGTACAAAAATATTTGATGGATTTAGTTGTTGTTTTAGACAATGGAAAGCAACTACAACACATTGTCAATTTTTACATGGATATGGTATTTCATTCAAAGTAACATTTGAGGGAAAATTAGATAATCGTAATTGGGTTTGGGATTTTGGTGGAATGAAAAGAGCTAAAACCCTAATTGATGGTAAACAACCTAAAGCATGGATGGATTATATGTTTGATCATACTGTTTTAATTGCTGAAGATGATCCTATGAGAATACAATTTGAAATGTTAAATTCTGATCAATCTAGAGGAAAACAATATGAAGGTCCTTTACAAATAAGAATAGTAAAAGCTACAGGTGCAGAAAAATTTGCAGAATTTATATTTCATAAATTAAATAGTTTTGTTAAAACAGAAACAGAAGAACGTGTTAAAGTAAAATCAGTAGAATTTATGGAACATAGTAAAAATAGCGCAATTTATTCAGAATAATATGTTTAAAATATCCCACGAACTCCCAATAAACATGCTTGATAAAAGCTTTGAAATTAATGATTATGAGTATTGTTTACCTCATTTATTAGATCAAAATGAAATATATAGAAGACATTTTGAAAATGCTAAAGAATCAGGTAGTTACATTATAATGGACAATTCACTTCATGAATTAGGTGAGGCATATGACACAGACAGATTACTTCATTGGATTAATCATTTAGAACCAAACGAATTTATTGTACCAGATGTGTGGCAAGATAAAACAGCAACATTAGTTAATGCTAAACATTGGATGACTGTTACATTACCAGAAAATACAACTAAAGTAGCAGTGGTCCAAGCACAAAGTTATCATGAAGCATTTGAATGTTACAATATTTTAAAAATGCAAGGTTATGAAAAAATAGCATTTAGTTATGGTGCAGATTGGTATTGTGATGAATTTCCTCATCCAAATCCCTTGGTTGGTAAAATGATGGGTCGTATAATGACCATATCAAAAATGTATAAAAAAGGATTAATAAATAAAAGTGACAGAGTACACCTACTAGGATGTGCATTACCACAAGAATTTGGTTATTATGCTGATTTTCCTTTTATTGAATCAATAGATACTTCAAACCCCATAATCCATGGTTTGCAAGGTGTAAAATACAATAGTTTAGGATTGTTAAA